GAAATTGATACAATAATGTTAAGGAGATTTCAATGATTGGAAAACTAATAGCAGGGGTATTGTTACTAAGCTCATTATGTGCTCAAGACTTTTTAAAGTTTGGAACAATCTATGGTGCCTATAATTTAACTAGTCCCTTAACTAAAAACCAAACTTATCAAGTAAGTAATGGTCAGTTACAAACATTACAAGAAGAGTTAGAAGATCATGGTTCGTTAACCTTTGGGATTAGAAAGTTAGCACGATTTGGTTATGAAAATAAACCAGGAAAATTCTATACAGGATTGGAAGCTGGAATCAATGAAGGTGTAGCTATTGGTAATGGCATGGCAAAAGGCTGGGAATATGTATTAGAATATTCTAAACATACTCAATTTGGTGAATCCTTTGATAATCACGAATATATGTTACGATATTTACATCCTAAGTTTATCTTTAAAGCTAACTATGATGCAATGGGATTAGAAGACTTAGAGTTTGGTGCAGTAGATATGCGATATAGAATGAATAAAGGGAACTGGGATTTTAGTGCAGGAATTGCTTGGAGAGACCATCCAGCATACTTAGATTTTTTACCGATTGATTTATATTGGGAAGAACAAGGTATTGATACCAGTGAGTTTTTTCCTTTTTGGATTCTCGCTTGGGATGAAAAAGGTTGGGCAAATGGACCTTATAAGGATGAATGGACAAAACAATGGACTGCTTTCGGCTATGAATACTGGGATTGGTATTGGACCGATGCAGATGGAACATTAGTTGCAACAAGTGATGAAGAGTTTTATCAAACAATTTATGGTGATATTGTAGAAGATTACAATGATACGTTTGCTCGTGGACTTGGTTATCAACATGAGTTATCATTATCGTTAGGTGCAGATTATTATAAATATACAGATCATAATTGGTTTCATCTTTGGGTTACTGCTTATCCTTATAATGAAGGACTAAGTGATTATAGCTTTAACTATGGTAATGCTAAATATGGCATGGATTATGATGCTGGATTAGTTTTAGGATGGAAATTATCTAATAAGTTTGGAGTCTTTGTCCAAACAAGATATATTAATATGTACGATGTACAAAGTTATTCAGCATCTACAGGATTCAATTGGTTAATTTACTAAGGAGGAATATATGATAGGATTTACAGTAGGATTTATACTTGGACTTGCAACACATTATGCGTGGTGTAAATATGGAAGCAAATGTGAGTGTAAAAATATTTGGAGTGTATCTAAAAAATGAGTAGGCTAAAAATTATAACGAATGTAATGGATAAAGTAGCAGGTAGGGTAGATGATTTTACCCTGGACAAGACTGAAAAAGCAGAATTGTTAAGAGAAATAAATGCTGCTCAGATGAAAGTAAACGAAATTGAAACAGGTTCTGATAATATATTTAAAAGTGGATGGAGACCCTTTTTAGGATGGATACTTTGTGCTGCTTTTGGTTACCATTATATTTTTCAACCTTTTTTATTGTTTATTATGGCTTCTAAAGGAGTTGTTATTGAACTTCCAGCATTTGATATGAGTACGATGACGACCCTACTTTTTGGGCTTCTTGGTATGTCAGGAATGCGTAGTTGGGAGAAGATTAAAGGTAGAGCTTAATGGGAAGAAATACTCGCAAATTTGGTAGAATGAAATCGAAAATGAGAAGAAAATTGAAGAAAAAAAGAAAAAAAACACCGAAGAAAAGATATTAATTGTTAATTAAATATGAATAATGTATATTTGCGTTAATGCGCAGACATTTTAAAATAGAATATAGAAAAACTAATGGTCCAAAAAAAACAAGACAAGGACAAAGTAAACATACAAAGTATGGAACAAAAGATTCAAAAAAGCGTTATAAGAAAAAATATGTAGGACAAGGAAAAATTTAGTTAACAATACAGGAGAATAAATAATGACTAAAGTAGAAAAAGTTGATCTAAAAGCAGTAGCTCAAGCAGAAATGGATATGCTTATAGAACAACATAATAAGCTCGTTCAAGAGATGCAAGATGCTAATGGAAGATTAGCAGAAGTAAAACAACAAATCGTAGAAAAACAAGGATATATGAAAGCCTTAGCAGATTGCGATGCACAATGTAAGGAAGAAAAATAGTGGGTAAAACAATAGCAAATATACTTAAAAAATTAGTGAGTGAAGAAACTCTTATTGCTATGTTATTAGTAGTGGGAGATTACTTGGTAGAAATCTCTTCTAATAAACTAGATAATAAAGTTTGGAACCAAGTTAAAAAAGCTCTGAATAAAAAATAGGAGGGTTCTTTGAAAATTAAGAAGCGTGGTATAGTAATACCAGATACCCATCATCCATTACAAGATGATGCAGCAGTTAATTGCGTAGTACAAGCAATAAGGAAAATAAAACCTGATGTCTTTATTAACTTAGGAGATGTCGGAGAATGGGAATCAGTATCAGCGTGGAGGTATAAAGATAAAAAATTACCTCCATTAGAATATATTCTTCCTGTTATTGATGAGGATATAAGATTAGTTAATGAAGGATTAGATGTCTGGGACAAAGTACTCAAAGAAGTGGGATGTAAAGAAAAGTATTTACTCCAAGGCAATCACGATCTCTGGTTGGATAATTTTGTTACTAAGTATCCTTATATGGTTGACTATGCTTTTGATAAAGCTATTAAAGTCAAAGATAGAGGGTATAAATATACAGAGTATAATCTGCCGATTCAAATCGGGAAATTAACTTTCTTTCATGGTGCTTTTGCAACAACGTATCATGCAAAGAAACATCTTGAAACGTATGGAGAAAATGTCATGTATGGACATACTCATGATTTACAACGACATACACAAACTAAGTTAGGTGGAACTATTGGGGCATGGTCTTTAGGATGTTTAAAGAATATGTCTCATGAAAACAACAGATGGCTAAAGGGTAGGCTTCATAATTGGGTGCATGCTTTTGCTATTGTTGATTGGTTCAGTAATGGACAATTTAAAATAGAAATTGTTGAAATACACAATGGAGTAACAAGTTTATGGGGCGATATAGTAGATGGTAGAGAAGATAATAACGAGTAATTCTATAGGAAAACCATGGCAAGGGACTTCTATTGACGACACAAGAAGAAATCACAATTTAAAAAAGAAGAGCAAAAGAGATGCCAAAAAAAGCAATAAATCTAAATGATTTTAGTGGTGGACTAAATAATAATACCAATCCTAGGGATTTAGAAGTTAATGAATCATCAGTTCTAAATGGTCTAGATATTGATATTCCAGGAAAGATACGTCTTTATGGAAGTGTAGTCTCAACTGAAAGTTATGCTCAAGCCCATACCAATAAATTCAATTATGGGAATGGATTGGTTTATGTTAATCTAGATAGAGACCCTTCTAGTTCTGCATCAATATCTCCAACAGAACTTTATTTTATTAATGACAAAGATAATTTCAATATAGATATCTATGATGGAACAAATAATGATACAATAGCTGGAGCCTTTAGTTATGGAAGTGTTGAAAGTCCTATTGATGGATTTACTATTGATGGTGAAATAAGAATTACTCCAACAAGTTTTAGTAATAGTAATAAACCAAAATGGTATGGTTATGTAGATAAAACATTTCATTTAGGAAAAACAGATTTCTCTAGTGGGAATAAAGGCGATGGTGTTAGCGATGCTACTGATGAGATTCAAAAAGATTATGCTGGATTCTTTTCTGATGATATGTTTATTGCTCCATTGAAAACTACACAAGCTGATGAATATGGATATGATCCAGAAGCATTTACTAAAATTAGCGTTCTTGCAATGTCTGCTTCAGAAATTACATTGAATGAAGGAATTACTTTTAATGATATAGATGGAACAACTGCAAATAAATTAGTAAAAACTCCAGCACAATTACATACAATGTTAAATGCTGCACCAAATATTAGTGAAGGGTATGGAGGATTTAGAATGTTTGCCTGGTTTGATAGAGATAATTCAGCAGCAGATGTGAATTATAGTTCAGCTTCAAGTTTTATTCCTGTATATAATGCACCATCTCAAACGAGATATGCACTATTTGCATCTAATGTTTATGGAAATCAAGAATCATATCCAGTATATCTTGGAGATGTCATACAACCTACTACTGGTGTATTTGCTACCCAAAGTTTTAAACGTCATTTATTTTTCTTACTTGTTGGTAGAATGCCTAAAAAGTATAGACAAACAGGTATTAAGGTCTATTGGGCATTGTCAGAAGTTAAATCTGGTGTTAGTACGAATAAAGAATTTGGTCAAAAGTATTTATTTTTAGATATTGATTTCGCTCAAGGAATACGTTATGGTGGAGAAAGCAACTATCAAGCATTGACTACCTTTACTTCTACTAGAATATATTATCTTTGTGGTAGTTCTCAAAGTACATACCATCTAGGGAGACCTGTAGCAAGTTTGTCCCAAAATGAGCCATATTTCAACTATAAGCCTTCATTGATAGGTAGACTAGGTTCAGGCTTTAAAACGTCTTGTATAGCCAATAGAAGAGCTTATATAGGAAATGTGGCATATTATGCTGATGATGATAAGATAATTAAGGGTGATACCATTTTAAAGTCTAGAGTGAACCAATTTGATACATTTACTGAAAATTCTTTCATTGATGTCGAAGTAAACGATGGTGATGAGATTGTTGCATTAGAGACTATGGGGAATCAATTATTAGAATTTAAACGCAATACCTTATATATCATTAATATTTCAAGAGATATAGAATTTCTTGAAGGATCATATGAATATAGGGGATGTGAAAAACCTTATCATGTAGTAAAAGGAGAGGGTTTTATTGCTTGGTTTAATAAAGTGGGAGTCTTTCTATATAATGGAAAGCAAGTAATTGACCTTACGATTGATGAAACTGGACAACCAAAATTGAAAAACTGGAGAACAGATTATTATTTAGAAGATTCTATTATCAGTTATAGTCCAGATAAAAAAACTATTTTTATTCTTATGGATAATCAAAAGGTATTACAGTTTGATTTGAAAGCTCAATCTTGGTCTTATAGTAGTAATGCATTTGTAACGAATAATGTATCAAATGCAATTACCAATACAGCAGGAGAAATGGTATTTCTATATAAAGAAGGTACTAATAATGCACTATATAAATGGAGTGATACACCTGCTGCTTTAACTCTATCTAATAATACTGTACTTATGAGAACTCCAGAATTTGCTTTCAATGCTCCTGATGCATTAAAAAATATTAATACGATTTATATAAATTATAAACTACCGAATACTGATAATGTAAAAGTACGAGGGATAGCAAATGGGGTAACTACTACTGATATTTTAGACCCTTTACCAGTTCAAGCTAATTTTGCAACAAGAAAAATTTCTTTAGGAACTAGCTTTAAGGGAATTAGATCATTTGCATTAGAGTTAGCAGCTGATGGAAATGCAATTGATGATGAATTCGAATTGAATGATATTCAAATAGTATATAGGGATTTAAGCAGACGATGAGAAATGTTAAAAAAAGACAATTGTATTCAGGGAGAGGAAATTCTATTATAGATACTGTTCTTGATAATATTAATGCAATTAAACAAGAAAGAGAACAGCAAGGGAATATAGCTAAAGAGCATAAAGGAGTCCCTGGTAATGCTGAGGGCGCAGAAGGAGATATGAAAGTAGTTCAGGAAGGACTTTCTACAAAACTTTTTATAAAAGGAACAGACGAATGGAGAAATGTTGATTTATCTTCTAGTACTATTCAAACAGGTTTAGTTACAGGAAATCCTACTACATCAGTAGGAGGAGGAGCTCCAGGAGAAGCAGCAGTAATTACGCTTCAAGCAGAATTAAGTGGAAATACTCATGTAGATTTAGAATGGACTGTTTCATTTGCTGCTTCGTATACTTTAAAAAGAAATTCTAGTAATAGTTTTGCTAATACGACAACAGATGTGGGATCTACTGATACTAGTGGAGCATTATGTTTAGCAAATTCTGGAACTACTTTTACTGATACTGGTGCGACAGCTAATGCAATTAATTAT